TCAACTAGCGTATAATATAGTCTCTACCAATAAAAGAGCGCAAGAATGCATATCAAGAACACACCCTATCACTTCACCGACAAGGGTATCAAGACAATCGAAGAACGCTACAATGCCAAGTACATGGGTCACTGGTGCACAAAGCGTCCTGATGGAACATGGCATGACATGCCTGTTGATGTGTTTTATGTTGAGAACCCTGATCGCTCAAAAGGTCATAGCAACTATTTTGGCATGTTTATAAATGAGCGCGGACAAGCTATGATCACCAATGCCGAAAGTGCATTCAGTGAACCTATTACTGGCATGGTTTGTGAAGATGGTGAAGTTCTTGTCTCTCGTTTTCGTCATGACTATCAGACCAAGGGTGACGTCATGGTTGATGGTGGTCGAGATTATTTTCGTTACTCTGGTGGACGCTATATAAGAGTGACCGCAGAGAATGGCGAATTTAATCTCAGTGAGGTGAATCAAGATGCCAGCTAAAGTAGGAACAAAAGGTTTCGGCAAAGGTCGAGCAAAACTAGGATCTAAGAAGCGCAAGGCGCGTCGCAAAAAGGGATAAACAATGAAAGTAGAAATCGGACCGTATCCAGATTCGCCTGATGACGAAGAGCGTGTCATCAACGTTCATATCGACAAGTATGACACTTGGAACATGGACAGTACTCTTGCTTTGATTATTCTGCCGATGCTCAAGCAGCTGCGCGACACCAAGCATGGTTCAGCGATGGTTGATCTGGAAGATATTCCAGAAGAAATGCGTGTGGTCGGATTCGATGATCTAGATCATACGCAGTCTAATTTGGACTTTGGAAATAAAGAAGAATACGAACAGCTTTCTTGGAAGCAACACGAAGTTCGTTGGAACTGGGTCATGGATGAAATGATCTGGGCATTCGAACAGAAGACCATTGACTGGGAAGAACAATTTTACTCTGGTGAGGTTGACTGCGACGTTGGTGAGGATGGAATGGTTTATGGACCAAACCACACCTTCAAGGTTGATTACGATGCTTTGCAAAATCACCATGAACGTATGAAGAACGGTTTCCGTCTGTTCGGCAAATACTATGAGGGGCTGTGGGATTAATGATCAGCAAATTTGATTATTTGTCTTTGAAAGACCAATTCCTTGACGCAAAACCCTTTAGTCATGTTGTGATTGACGACTTCTTTTTAGAACATGTTGCGAATGACATTGCAGCTTCTTTCTATGATCATAACGATCTAGCATGGACTGTTTCGTATGACAATTTCGTAGAGAAAAAGAAAGCCTGTTCTCACTGGGACAAGTTTCCTGCACCAATTTACTCGTCGATGTTCTATCTTTGCAGTGACAACTTTACAACTATGTTGAGTTGGGTGACGAACAACGTTGGTATTAAGGCTGACTATGGACTTCATGGCGGAGGGATGCATTCTCATAGCGTTGGGGGAAAACTGAATATTCATAAGGACTATTCGATTCATCCAAAACTTCCTCTAATGAGAAACTACAATCTTATCGTCTACATGACACCAAACTGGGATCCTTCTTGGGGCGGTGGTCTTGAACTTTGGAGTCATGATGAAGAACTGCAGCAACCAAAAGAATGTGTCGTCACAATTCAAAACAAGTTCAACCGCGCAGTTTTATTTGACACTACACAGAACTCTTGGCATGGTCTGCCACAGGCACTGACTTGTCCTGAGAATGTTGCTAGGAGAAGTCTCGCGACATACTATCTAAGTGAAGTGAACAACAAGGCTGAATCGAGACAGCGTGCTCTTTATGCTCCATATGGAGATCAAAAGAACAATCCAGAAATTACTGAATTTTGTAAAAAGCGAAGTGGTCTATGAAAGTATCTATTATCACACCCACAACGGGCAGCCCTTTCCTTCAAGAATGCATTGAGTCTGTACGCAATCAAACGTATAAGAACATTGAACATATCGTTGTAGTCGACGGTAATGAGCGATGGAAAAAGTGTGACTCAATTCTAAAAGAGTTGAGTTTCCCAAATGGAACAACAGAACACATTTTTGTTCTTCCGTATCCCACCGGAACTGATCGCTACAATGGACATCGTATCTATGGTGGCACAACATATTTTGCCAATGGCGATTATCATATCTGGCTAGACGACGATAATGTCCTTGAGCCAAACCACATCGAGTCACTTGTAAAACTTGTTCAAGAAAAGAACCTTGACTGGGCATACTCTCTACGCAAGATTATCGACAAAGATGGCAATGTTATTTGCCTTGACGATTGCGAAAGTCTAGGCAAGTACACTTCTGTGTTGAACGACAATTTCGTCGACGTCAATTGTTTTTTTGTAAAAAAAGAAATCGCAGTTCAGATAACACCTGTTTGGTATAGAAAGGCGCGTGAGCCGAATGTAATGGAAGTCGACAGAGCAATCACTGCAATTTTGATGAACGACAAAAACAAGCTGCGGTTTGACTCCAACGACGATTATACGGTAAGATATAGAGTCGGAAGCACTGGGATATCTGTTCAAGGAGAGTTCTTCTTGAATGGAAATAAGCAAATGCTTCAGCGTTATAATGGAGAACTTCCTTGGAAAAAATAGATGCATGTATTGTTTCGGTGTCAATGCCGAATATCAATCGTAAGACAGTAGAACTACAGCGAGAAGTAGTCAACAAATTGAATCCCCAGAAGTATCCACACTATCAGTTTACTGTTGGTATGGATGTTCGTCATGGCGTGTTCTTAGATTATTTTTGGGGACTCAATGGCGTGAAGGCTGGTGTTCTAGCAAAGCAAAATATCGAACAGACTATGAATCACCAAGTTGTGATCATCCTAGATATTGATTGTATTCCAGTCAGTGAGAATGCTCTTGAATATTATGCTCAGAATGCTCTCAATGGTAAACTGATCGGGAATGCGCAACGCACAAACCATTTACAGAACAACCAACATGTATTTGCCGCGCCTTCTGCCTCGGCTATCAGCAGAGAAACCTATGTGAAGATTGGCGTTCCATCGGCACTAGAGACTGATCGTTCAGATGTTCTTGAGGAATATACTTGGGCTGCTGAACAGGCTAATGTAAGTGTCGAAAAGGTCATGCCAGTGCGCTTTGATGCTCCACCTCAGCGATATGACTGGGAAAAGGATCAGCCTCCATATTGGAATCTGGCAGATGGAATGCCGAAGTATGGTATGGGCACAACATATGGTGACGCTGATCGCGGAGAACTATTCTGGCATAACTTCCAGATTAGAATGCCTGGTCAAGAAGAGCGTTTTTGGAACAAGTGTGAAGAAGTATTGACACGAGGTATGTATGAAGATCGTAGTATTAAGCACTGATACCGAGCATTATTTGCTCAAGTGGTGGCTTCCTCACACTGCATCAAAGTTTGATTTGGGTGTCATTGTAGACTTTGGTTGGGGTGAAGAATCAGACAACACCTATGAACTTTATCAGCGTTATGTTCCGCACTGGCGATACTATAAGGTGACTCAAGAAGAGGTCAGCAACTTCCTATGGGATGTTTTGCTGACTAAAATTGAGAAAGATCTTCTCAATGAATTCCCAGGCAGTTGGATCACAACGCTGAATGCGACTGAGTTCTTGGTTGGCAATTTGAATTTCTTGGACGACATCAAGACTCAAAAACAAATTCTCATTCCATGTCATCTGATGAATGATCTGCCAGAAAATGAGAACGTTGAGCCAGATGCAAATGTTCCTCTGCTAGAGCAGCGTCATCATGGTGTGCACTATAAGAATGACTTCCCACATCCCCATTATGGTAAAAGCATAAAGGTGCACAACGAACTCAAACCAGAAAAGGTCATACTGAACACCAGATGGATGAGAAGCATTCACAACTATCCAGTTGACTACTTGGCGACTTCTGTGTATGGTGTTGGTAGACACTTCTGGGACATGGCTAAGTATACAGAAAATCTGGCGATTTGTCATCTGAATCTGTCTCCTCTCAATGAGACGTTCATCAAGCGCAAAACTCAAATTAAGCGTAGACTCACGCAGTCAGACTTAACGATGGATCGCGGTATTCATCACAATAATGCAACGCCAGAAACTATCATGGCTGCAAAGAGATTTTATGATCGATTGACAATTGATTTGAAGGATGAAATTAAAAGATTAGAGGAGATGAAATAATGCATGAGGCACAAACAAACTTCCTTATAGGGATGAGGAACAAGTTTCCTGACAGCTTTAAAAATAGCAAGGTTCTTGAGGTAGGAAGTCTAGACATTAACGGAACTATCCGTGTTCTGTTTGAGAATTGCCAATACGTTGGTGTTGACGTAGGTCCTGGTCCCTGTGTTGATGTTGTTTGCAGTGGACATGAATACGTCGCTCCAGATAATTATTTTGATACAGTTGTTTCATCTGAATGTTTCGAGCACAATCCTTTCTGGTTGGAAACATTCCAGAACATGTACAGAGTCTGCAAGCCAGGTGGAGTTGTAATATTCACTTGCGCAACTGACGGTCGCCCAGAGCATGGCACAAACAGAACTCAGGCTTGGGCATCAAGACTGACTGTTGAAATTGGTTGGGGTGATTACTACAGAAACCTGAACGCTCACGATTTTGAATCTGCTTTGAACCTGAAGGAAATGTTCTCAGACCATCAGTTCTCAGTTGAGTTGTTCTCTCATGATTTGTATTTTTATGGAGTTAAAAAGTAATGGCACACAAGAGTGATTTTTATACAGCCAAGTTGCCGCGATATCTGAAGAAGATGCTCGCAATGGGCGAGGCACGTGGATATTTCAATAAGGAAGAGGCTCGTCAAAATCGCCTCGGGTTTATTGAAGCGCATGCAACTCATCTTGGCTATAAGATGAAGCGTACCGACAATCGTGACACCTCATCTGGGTGAGTAGTGAGTCGGGAAGAACTGGAAACAGAGTATCTAATACTCTATCGCGAGTGGTGTTACTGGTGCGCAGACTGGGCAACTGCTAGACTGCACGCTAAAGATGACATAGAATGGACGCAGAAGTTCAATGGGTGGGACCGAGCTGCGAGGATTCTATCTGCACTTGACAAACTAACAAAAGAAATCAATGCACTCCCTAAATGAACTCAAGCAATTCCTTGAGTCTAAACACATCAAAATAAAGTTCTACAATGGCTGGAAGCTGGTTGTAGGAAAAGATACATGGGGTATGGCTCATGATATTCTATACTGTAATAGCGAGCCAGTACATAAGAAAGAAGTTTTAGTTCGAGCACAACAATCAATTGAAGAGGATAAGAAACATGACAATCAAAGCAATCAAACTCGTAAATGGCGAGGAATGCGTTGTAGAAATTATGACCGAGTCGGAGACGACTATTGAGTTTAAGAACCCTGTTGCTTGCGTGATGCAGCGCGGTGAGCAAGGACCAATGCTTGGTTTCATGCCTTGGATGCAGGCTGCTGATGGTCCGTTCACAATCAATCGTGACAAGATCATCACCATCGCAGAGGTTGCGCAAGAGGTGAAAAACGGGTATAATCAGATCTTCGGGGCAGGAATCGTAGTGCCTCCAAAGCAACTGATTACGGGGTAATTCTTGAGCAATTTTTATACTAATGTATCGATCTCAGGCAAGTTCATTCTCCTGAGATCAATTGAAAATGGTAAGAGGTTGAGAAGGAAGATTGAGTACCTTCCAACCTTTTACCTTTCATCACAAGAGAAATCTGAGTTCAAAACTCTTACTGGTGACTATGTAAAGCCAATCCAACCAGGAACAATCTCGGATTGTCGTGAGTTCCTCGAGAGGTACGAAAGTGTCGACAATTTTCCTATCTATGGCAATAATCGTTATGAGTATGCTTTTATTGCCGATGATTATCCTGATGATATACTTTGGGATGTTGATAAGATTAGCATTGCTTATCTGGACATTGAGGTTGGATCTGAAAACGGTTTCCCCGAACCAAAAGATGCCAACGAAGAAATCACTGCGATCACTATTAAACTCAAGGACAATTCTTTTGTGTTTGGTTGTGATGCTTATACTAAGCATCGTGACAATGTGCACTATGCACACTGCCGAGACGAATCAGACCTTATTCGAAGATTCATCGACTTCTGGTCAAGATTTCACCCTGACGTTGTAACTGGCTGGAACATCAAGACGTTCGATATTCCGTATCTCGTAAATCGTATCACCAAACTCTTTGGCGAAGATGAAGCCAAGAAGCTGTCTCCTTGGAACAAGCTGTCATTGCGCGAAGCAGTGATCATGAACCGCGAACAGCAGGTGTATGAGATTATTGGTGTTTCAACTCTTGATTACATTGAACTGTATAAGAAGTTCACGTACTCGCAGCAAGAGTCCTATCGCCTTGATCATATCGCCCATGTTGAATTGGGTGAAAAGAAGCTAGACTATTCTGAGTATGAGACTCTGCATCAACTGTACAAGCAGGACTATCAGAAGTTCATCGAGTATAACATCAAGGACGTAGAACTTGTCGAGAAACTCGAAGGCAAGATGAAGCTGATTGAGTTGGCTCTGACTCTTGCGTACGATAATAAGGTCAACTATGATGATGTGTTCACACAGGTTCGAATGTGGGATGCGATCGTATACAACTACCTGAAGAAAAAGAATATCGTGATCCCGCAAATGAAGCGCGGATCAAAGAATTCTCAGTATGAAGGTGCGTATGTAAAGGATCCTATTCTTGGCATGCATGAGTGGGTTGCCTCTTTTGACTTGAACAGTCTGTATCCGCACTTGATGATGCAGTATAACATCTCGATGGAAACTCTTGTTGATCCGAAGAGATACAACGACAATATGCGTGGACTGATTGCTAACTGTGATATCAACGTTGAGTCTTTGCTTAATCAGAAGGTTGACACTGAGATTCTAAAGCAGCTTGGAGTGACTCTAACTCCGAACGGTCAGCTATTTCGAATCGATGAACAAGGCGTGATGCCTGAGATCATGGATAGTATGTACAAGGATCGTACACGTTACAAGAAGCTGGCGATTGAAGCCAAGAAGAAACTTGAGACGGTTCTTGACGACAAGAATCAGGTCCAGTATCTCGAGAATCAGATCTCTAGATATAACAATCTACAGCTTGCTAAGAAAGTAACCTTGAACTCAGCCTATGGTGCGATGGGCAATCAGTACTTCCGTTTCTATGATACTCGCGTTGCCGAGGCGATTACTACAGCTGGTCAGTTAAGCATTCGTTGGATCGAAAACAAGATCAATGAATATATGAACAGTCTGCTCAAAACTAGCGGCGAAGATTACGTCATTGCCTCTGATACGGACTCGATCTACCTGAATATGGGTCCGCTAGTAAAGAAGGTCTATGGCATTGACGGTAAAGTCAGTCTAAATGCGAACAAAGTCATTGAGTTTATGGATAGAGTCTGTAACGACAAGATCCAGCCGTTCATTGACAAGTCTTATGAAGAACTGAAACAATACGTCAATGCATTCCAGCAGCGTATGGAAATGAAGCGCGAGTCTCTGGCTGACAAGGCGATCTGGGTTGCCAAGAAGAACTACATTCTGAACGTCTACAATAGCGAAGGTGTGGCATACGCCAAGCCCAAGCTGAAGATGATGGGCATCTCTGCGATTCGTTCGTCAACTCCATCTGCTTGTCGTGCAAAGATTAAGGAAGCGATCAATCTAATCATGACAACCGATCAGGATCAGTTGATCAAGTTCATCGGTAATTTCCGCGAGGAGTTCAAGACTCTGCCGATTGAAGATATTGCTTTCCCGCGATCGGTCAATGGTCTCGGCGAATATGCTGATGCTGCAAACATCTTCAGAAAGGGAACACCGATTCATGTCAAGGGTGCGTTGGTTTACAATCACTTTCTGCGCACTCTGAAACTGAACAAGCGTTATCAAGAAATTCAGGAAGGCGAGAAGATCAAGTTCATCTATCTGAAACAACCGAACATCTTCAATAACAATACTCTTGCGTTCATCTCTGGTCTACCCAAGCAGTTGGGTGCTGAACAATACATAGACTACGATCTACAGTTTGACAAGTCGTTCCTTGAGCCACTTGATATCATCCTAAGTGCCATCAATTGGCAATCAGAAAAAGTTGATGATCTGGATAGCTTTTTCTCATAACATACGGTATAATATATGAATCCCAAACAGGAGAATACACATGAGTTTGCTTGATAAGCTAAAGAAGAATTCTACAATTAAAGACTCGGCGATTCTGTCGAAGTCTAAGTTTTTTGCCGCCAAGGATATGATTCAGACATCAATCCCTGTGCTCAACGTCGCCCTATCTGGAAGTCTTGATGGTGGTTTCACTCCTGGACTGACTATGTGGGCTGGTCCTTCAAAGCACTTCAAGACTGCATTCAGTCTGATCATGGTGAAAGCCTACCAAGACAAGTATAAGGATGGCGTTGTTCTGTTCTATGATTCAGAGTTCGGCACTCCTCAGTCGTACTTCACTTCGTTTGGTATTGATAAAGAGCGAGTAATTCATACGCCAATCACTGACGTTGAGCAGCTGAAGTTTGATGTCATGAACCAGCTATCTCAAATCGAGCGCGGCGAGCGAGTGATGATTGTTGTTGACTCGATCGGTAATCTTGCTTCGAAGAAAGAAGTTGAAGATGCGCTTGAGCAGAAGTCGGTTGGTGACATGACTCGTGCCAAGCAGATCAAGTCGCTGTTCCGTATGGTAACACCGCACCTGACGCTGAAGGATATTCCAATGGTTGTGGTCAATCACACCTATATGGAAATTGGTATGTTCCCGAAGGCAATCGTTGGTGGTGGCACTGGCTCTTACTACTCGGCTGACAATATTTTTATTCTTGGTCGTCAGCAGGAAAAGGAAGGCACGGATATCGTTGGTTATAACTTTATCATCAACGTCGAGAAGTCTCGCTATGTTCGCGAAAAGTCTAGGATCCCTGTTACAGTTACCTTTGATGGTGGTGTGAGTAAGTGGTCTGGTCTGCTTGACATGGCACTTGAGTCTGGTCATGTTGTCAAGCCAAGCAATGGTTGGTACTCTCGTGTGAATACTGAGACGGGTGAAGTTGAGTCAAAGAAGTGGCGAATCAAGGACACTGACTCAGCCGAGTTCTGGTCTGACATCGTTGAGTCTGACACGTTCAAGGAATGGATTGAGAAGAACTATCAGTTCTCTTCAAATATCATGGGCACAGAAATTGAGTTGGTGTGTGATGCAGATCTCTAACTTTTTCTACAACCTCCAAGCGAAGTTTGAGTTCTGGCGTGCAAAGAAAATCAAACTTGATGTTCACTACCAGATCTTTTATGATGAGTCTGATCCACAGGCAATAGCATTTAGAATGCTGAAGAAGTATCCTGGTGTAATTGTTTCGTTCAGTAATATTGAACTGGGTGAAGAAAGCATGATGCACTTCGACTTTAGTGTCATTGCTAACCCTAATCTTTGTAATGTTGAGTCTGTCAAATTCAAGCGATTTACTTCGGATATCTTTCGTAGTATAATCATTGAGTCGATTAAGAATGTTAAGGAACAAAATGAAAACGGAACATCTGATCCTGTCGAATCTGTTGAAGAACGAATCGTATATGAGGAAGTCGCTCCCATTCCTGAAGAGCGAGTACCTAACAGAAAGCCACGAAAGAAAGCTGTTCGAGGAAATAAAACAGTTCGTTCTTAAGTACAACTCATCGCCGCCTGTCGCGGCGATTGAGATCAGCCTCAAAGAATCTACAAAACTATCAGAAACAGAACTGACTAGAGCACTTGATACGCTGAAGGAAATCTCAAACGACAAGGCAGATCAGAAACTAGAATGGCTTCTCGACACAACTGAGAAGTTTTGCCAAGAGAGGGCAGTGTATAATGCAATTATGGATTCAATTCAAATCCTTGATGGTAAGGATGCTAACAGAGGCAAAGGAAGTATTCCAGCCATTCTTTCTGACGCTCTTGGGGTTAGTTTTGACCCTCATGTTGGGCATGATTACATTGATAATTATGCTGATCGATATGATTTTTATCATCGTGTCGAAAAGCGTATCCCGTTTGACCTCGAATATTTTAACAAGATCACGAAAGGTGGACTCCCTCAGAAAACGCTGAATATTGCTCTTGCGGGTACTGGCGTTGGTAAGTCGTTGTTCATGTGTCACATGGCTGCATCTTGCCTGACGCAGAACTATAACGTCCTGTATATTACGCTTGAGATGAGCGAGGAAAGAATCGCCGAGCGCATTGACGCCAATCTGATGAATGTGTCTATGGAAGATCTCGGAAACATGCCGAAAGACATGTACGAGAAGCGCATGGGCAAACTCAAGGAAAGGGTCAAGGGTAAGTTGATCATCAAGGAGTATCCGACTGCATCGGCTAACCCTGCACATTTCCGTGCATTGATCAATGAATTGTCGCTGAAAAAGAACTTCAAACCCGATATTATTTTCATCGATTACCTAAATATTTGTGCCTCTGCTCGTATCAAGGCTGGCGCGAATGTTAATTCATACACTTACATCAAGGCAATCGCGGAAGAACTTCGAGGTCTCGCCGTCGAAAATAACGTGCCGATTGTCTCCGCGACTCAGACAACACGATCTGGGTTTTCGAATTCAGACCCTGGTCTTGAAGATACTTCCGAGTCTTTTGGCT